TTGTGAACCTGAAATAGCACCATCGTGTACTGTAAATCCATTTACATATAGTGAACCTGATGCCGATCCTGATCCTTGTACTTGGAGACGATATCCGTTGTCTGTAAATGTACCTCCGTTTTGTAAAAGCCAGTTGCCTGTTGAGAATACTTGAGCATTTTGAATATTATTATTTGTAAATAAAGTATTATTAGAAGCTTTTAATCCAAGTGCACTTCCTGCAGTTATTTGGGTAGAACCACCTGAGTTTGTATTTAGACCTCCTGCAGAATTGACGTTTTGTACATAAATGCGGGTAAAATTCAAACTGTTTGTACCAATATTATACGTAGTATTTGCATTCGGTATAATATCACCCCCAACTCTCAAAGCAGCACTTGTTGTTCCTGTAAATCCTGTTGTAGCGAAAGTAGGGTTAATATCTAGTCCTACCAACGTTTGGTTATTAGCAGAAGCAGACATTACCGTATTCAATAATACTGCACTACCTGTTCCTGCAGATCCTGTTGGATTAATACTACCACTAATCAATATTAAAGAAGAAGATACGTTATTAGCAGGTTGAGAACCTGAGATTGTACCATTATATACTGTAAATCCATTTACATATAAAGAACCTGATGTGCTTGGTCCTGCTATGTTTAAAGTGTAGCCTGAACCGGTAGCTGAACCTGTCATTAAGTTAGCACTACCACTTCCTACTAATACTAAGTTACCATATATTCCCGCTACTGTTGTAGATGAGTTACCTATTACTGTGGTGTTAGAACCTAATCCTACCTGACCTGCAGTTCCGTTATATCCTGCTATTACAATTTCGTTTGTGTCTCCATTTGCAGAAGCACGAACATCATACCCTAAGTAAATAGAGTTTTGAGATGTTTGGTTTGAAGTAGAACCTGAACTTATATAACGACCTGCTTGATAACCTATTGCAATATTGTTAGCACCTGTTGATATAAAAAATCCAGAATTATATCCAATTAAAATATTTGAACCGCCACTTGTTAAACCAAAACCTGCTTGCACACCTATAATTACTGCAAATGATGCGTTTCCAGTACCGGCTGCATTTCCTATTATTACATTAGAACCTCCTGTAGAAATTCCTGAACTTGTACCTATTATAGTATTACTACCACCTGTTGTAATAAGTTGACCTGCACCTGAACCTATTAATGTATTAGCACCACCTGTTGTAATAGATTGACCTGCGTTTGAGCCTATTAAGGTATTACTACCACCTGTTGTAATTAAAGTTCCTGCATTATACCCTATTGCAGTAGTGTTATTTGCACTTAGTATGGAAGATAATGCATTATATCCTAATGATGTATTTTGAGTACCACCTATTGAGAATCTACCGCTATTTAAACCTATAAATGTGTTAGTTGGAGAAGCTCCACTTGCTCTTACCTCTATATTTGCAGTGCCTGAACTATTTTGAAAAGTAGTATTAGCACTTCCTGCCGTTACTTGTTTAACCGATAATGATACAGTTCCATCAAAATCAGCTGTTGGAGTAACATACAACAAAGCAGTTGATGTAGCTTTACCATAGGCCGTTCCTGAAGTAGTTGCTCCTGAAGATACTAATCCTCCATAACTTAGAGTTATAGAACCTGAGTTTCTAGTTGCTATAGTATAGTTTATTGCGTAGTTATTTCCATTTACTGCAGCTAAAGATGAAGTCAAGGGCGTGTTACCTGAACCTGATATGTGAGTAAATGAATTGTAAACGCCTGTCCAATCCGAACCCGATACCCAACCTGATGCTGTAGTTAATTCTGACCCTAAAACACCTCCATCTGAAGATGTGGTTGCGTTTTGGAAAACAGAACTACCTGATACTAGTAATGAGCCTGAGAGTAAGCCTGATCCATTTATTTGTAGCCTATATCCGTTGTCTGTGAATGTACCTCCGTTTTGAATGATAAGGTTACCATTTGGTAGTAATCTAAATTTTTCAACATCATTTCCTGTGTATAAGGAAATAGAACCTTCTCTACCAGTTGGAGATGAAACATTTCCTGCTGCTAAAATAGTCCAACCTCTTTGCCCCCCTATTGCTGAGTATGTATTTCCCCTCATTACTAAAAATGCACCATTAGCTGTTGAACTTTGTGGTAGTGGCCCTGCTGCTGCAAAAAATGTAGTACTTGTACTATTACCATAAAATCCGTTAACATCACTTAATGAAGTTGGAGTTCCAACAAATTGAATTGCATTATTTATTCTTAAAGCAACATTTTGTACTCCCGTAAAAGCGTCCGCATTAAAAGTAGGAGCAACATCTAATCCTACTAATACATCACTATTTGCTGCAGCTACTAAAGTAGGATTAATATAAGTACTTCGTGCTAGTGCAGAAGTAGCAGTTACAGATCCGGTAACTAATAAATTATTGTTTACCGTTAACGAACCAGTCATACTAACAGAACCGGTAAATGTTTGAGTGTTTGATATGTTGTTACCAAAGATATTACTGCCTGATGAGTATACTACAGAAGAGCTAATCGTGCTCACTACCAGGGTCTGAGCAGTTAACGTATTAGCAACAGTAAAGTTGTTTGCGAAGCTTGAGGTTTGCGCGAAAGAAGCAGAGAATGCGTTTGAAGCAGAGCTAGCGGTAAATGCATAACTAGCGGATACGGCTTGACTCGCAGTTCCTACTAAAGATCCGCTAAAGTTACCTTGATAAGAGCCGCTAAAAGATCCTGAGAAAGTACCGGTACCTGATAATGCGAATGAAGCAGTTATAGCTGTGTTTGCAATAACAGCGCTCGTTACAACAGAAGAAGAGTAACCTCCTTTAGATGCAACAGCGATACCTGTAGTCGGACTAGAGAAGTAGATTAACGCAGAAGAGGTATCAACCGCTTGAATTCTTTGAGGAACAATAACACTATTTGTATTGTCGTAGATCGTAAAGACAGGATACTGAGTTTGTAAGAAGTGATTGAACGACCAAGTAAACGCAGCTGAAGCGGTTTGGTATAGTATTGCACTTGCATCTCCGCCTAATGCGTAAGACGCTGTTATAGCATTTCTAGCCCAAGAAGCTGTGCCGAATAAAGACCCAGTGTAACCGTTCAATGAGTTTACTGATCCGGTTAAAGATAATCCGTTTGTATATCTACCCGAACCTGATACATCTAAGTTGGTAGTAGGAGTTTCAGTTCCAACACCGACTCTAGATTGAGATACAAATAAAGCTCTTTGTCCAAATTGACCAATTCTTACAGTATTGTCTGAGAAGGCTTCTATTACTGGAAGACCCGCAGCTGTGTTTACTGAGAATAGAGATCCGGATAACGAATCGTCTACTTCGAATAGTCTTCCTGAAGTTCCGTCTACGCTAAATACATTAGAGCCGCTTCCTTGAATCGATAACGCCGTAGCTGATGCTGAAACGGTTAAAGATCCAGATATGATTACGTTTTGTCTTAATGGATTTACAAAAGAAGCTGTTAATGCAAAGCTAGAACTAAATGCGTTAGTAGCTGAGCTTGCCGTGAGTGCGTAAGACGAACTGATTGCTGAGCTTGCAGTAAACGCATAACTAGCTGAAGTTGCTTGTGATGCTGTACCAAACAGTGAACCAGTAATGCCTGCAGAAACTGATAAAGATCCAGTCACTCCTAAACTACCAGTGATTTGAGCTGAACCTGTATAAGGGAATGATGATGCGTAGCCTAATAAATAAGAGGCCGTGAGTGCGTAAGAAGAAGAAATGGATTGGCTCGAGGTTCCTTGCAAAGATCCAGTAAAGGATCCGGTAAACGAACCTGATAAGGGAAAGTGTAGTTGTTTATTATAAAATTGCGCCATTCTTAATTAAATTTACCGACTCCTACTACAGTGTCTGTTGTGTCTAAACTATAACCTAATTGTGATGCATCTATTATCAAAGTAGATGAAGATACGTTATCAGTGAAGCTTACTATTGCTGCAGGCTCTACGTATTGTCCATTTACAAAGAACGTAAAGTTCGATGCGTTATTAGCTGGAACTGCCGTAGGCGCAGTAGCCCAACCTTTATTGAAGCTAACAGTAGTAGAAGAAACGTAAGTTCCCAATACTTCTTTTTGATTGGCCAAATAAGTTATAATTGCTGGATCTGTGCCTCCATAATTATAGGTGTTGTTTATCACGTTTTGACCGTCTGATGCTATTATACCTGCAAGTGTAACTGTGCTTGGATTGGAAGTAGCCACAGTTATTTGCTCAGTAGAAGTAGCGGTTTCTAATGTAAATATAACATTGCTTACTCCATAATAGATATTAGAGTTTGCTAAATTTTTATTTATAGAATCAGGAATTAAATAGCCGTTCAAAGTTAAATTAAAACTGCTTTTTACAGCTCTATCGTCTCCAACTTCGTAAGTTAAACTATCTGTAAACGCTTCTATTTGACTATAAAATTGAAACCTATTTGGATCTCCCCAATAGGATCTAGAAGCAAAGTTAAGTGCTTCTATTAGTTTATCCATTTGTTCAACTGTGTAAGTCCATATCATGCATTCGTATTCTACAGTTACATAATCAGGAGTTATCGAAGCGATGTATTCTTTTTCAGGAGATCTACTATTTAATACGTTAAAGTTACTATAAAAATTTCTTTTGCTATAGGCCTTTTCAAAAAGTTGTAAGTTATGTACTAGGTTACCGTCCAATTTATTTCCCAGATTTCTGTTAGGAGTTGTGCTAGTTCTCTTAAACATAATCAATGGAGCGAATAACTTTCCCTCTTTATCTCTGTAATATCCATCTTTTTGCACCGTCTTCCAATTTTCTGGACTTCCGTAAAGTATTGGAACTGCGACTCTATTATTATTTTGAACAACGCTAAGTTGAAGAACATTATCGAAATAGTACATAACGGCCTCAACCAAATCTTTCATTCCAATATAAAAATCCTTATCAGTACTTGTCTTTACACTAATTTGTTTGGCACGATTCTTTTCTGGCTGTCCTAATTTTGTGGGTTCAGAAAATACGTTGTTCTTGTTACCTTCACTTTTATCGTAAGGAACAATCAGCTTATTCATGAACTCTCTTCTATTCTGTGGTCGTACTGTTTGATTCATTATAAACGTTGTTTAGCAATACCAAGCTTATCGTCGCTCGTATAATGCGTGTTTAATGATACTGAATAAGAAGTTCCAAAATTTTCCAATCCTGCAGAATAAGCGTAAGAATTGTCCTTTCCAAGTATGAATTGGTTTTCGTTAACGTTATCTACTTCGTAATACATTTCGTTGTACATTATTATGTCTCCAATTTCTGAAACTATATTTGCATCAATTAAATGATCTTTTAAAAACCTAAACGTAACGTCTCTTCGTACGTCTATAGTTTGAGCTTCGGAAACGGTAGCGAAATCTCCTCTCTCTATCAAGCAATTTATTAGCACTGGTCCGATGTAATTTCTATTCACTCCCTCTCCGTACACATTTATAGTGCTCTCTTCTAGCATATATTTGTAATAGCCAATTTGTTGAGATATCACGTTCTCTAACAGTTCTCTTGACATGCCTTTAAAGGTGCTTATATCTCTGCTCGATCCAAATAGTGCCATAGTTTATCCTATATATATCATCATTGGTACTTCAGTTAAAGTACTTGAGATGGATTGGTTTTCTGATTGTTTTCTTTCTAATTGTGATCTACGACTCATGTCTTCAAAATCTTGACGAAGTCTTTCTCTTAGAGACTGTTGTTGTGCTTGACCTTTTGAAATTAGATCAGCACCATTCAATGTAACTTCCGCGCCTGGAGCAGGAATTTGTGTATACTTACCTCTAATTAATCCCAACAACTCTGAGGCCAAAGCTAGAGTGTATTCGAAAATCCATTGTTTACCAGGCTGATTTATTTGACGATAAGTAATTGTGCCGTAAGGAACATTCGAAGGATTACTAACCAATCCAGTATTAGTTCCGTAAGGACTGTTTTTTGTAGGATCAGAGAAATCAGACTTCTTAGAATACTTGATCCACATAATCATATCGTTTGTTTCCGGTCTTGGTAATATGGTAAGTTTGTTATTAGTCACTTCGAAAGAGAAAAACGACCTTCTCACTTGATTCGACATTTCTATCTCTTGTATTCTTTGAATATCCCAATAAACCGGGAATAAAGTAAAGTTTAAACCTGGGGAATAGCTTGCCCAACCGAAATTTTCTGTAGCGCCTTGATAGTTGATAGATCCTCCAATATAAGGATCGTAATATTGATTTACAGCTGGATTTCCCTTATAAGAAACCTCTTGAATAACAATTCTATCGCTTCCACTAATGTATCCTTTATCTACAGCCCATTTTTGCATGTCATAAACCTGAACGCTTGCTGTTAAGTTTAATGATCCGCTATAATATTCTACAGTACCGCCTATTCCAATTTGAGCTCCGTAGTTATCAGCAATAGTAACTATCGAATTCAAAGAAGGGACTACTACAGTATTGTTAAATTGAGATTGAGTTGGAGCGCCTTCTAATCCCAAATAATTGTCTTTAATTTTTGATTGGTAAAGCTCTTCTGAGTACACTGACACAGCTTCCTCAAAACATGTGTATATGTTTACGTCCTGCAATTCCACATCCATGATAGGGTAGCCCAATTTTGTAGCGCAGTAATTGGCTACTTTTGGTCCGTCTGTCTGAAATTGAGCGTCTAAATCGTAGTAACCAAAGGGGGTGGAACCTGAGATTGGGATCGGTGTTCCGTCGTATATGCTTGGATTTGCCATTAAATGCTTTCAAATAAATATTTACTTAATGGTTAAAACCCGATTAAGCAAAAACTATTCGTGGGCCTTGTATATTTCTAGGATATTTTCTACTATTGGATCCCTATGATTGGTCTTTAAGGTTACCACTTCGAATCCTGGCACCTCTTTAAAGTTTGTACATATAAAATTGAAGCCGCTCATTTTTCTGTCTTTAAGATCGATTTGAGCTCCGTCTCCACAAATAATCATTTTGGTTCCAACGCATAGTCTACCCAACAAAAGCTCCATTTGTCTGTTGGTTATATTTTGAGCTTCGTCTACTACAACAAAACAGTTGCTCAAGTTTCGCCCTCTCATAAAAGCCAAAGGAATTACTTCTATTTTACCGTCCATTAATTCTTTGTCGATCTTTTCTTTGTTGTAAAGACGATACATGTTGTCGTATATCGCTGCAGTATAAGGAGCCAATTTGTCCTCTTTTGTACCAGGTAAAAAACCTATGTCCTCTCCTGAAGTAACTGCGGGTCTGGTTAAAATAATTCTTTCGATATCTTTTCTAAACAAAAGATCTAAAGCGATTTGAGCCGCTAACATGGACTTACCAGATCCGGCTTGTCCCTTTAGAACAGTTATTTTGTTATCTAGAATTATTGACTTGGCTTGCTTCTGCTCCTCGTTTAATGGAATTAAAAACTTAATTGGATTTTTAGGAGACTTTTTTGAGATCGAATTCGTATCAGTCATTCAAATACCTTTCTAGATAAATATGCATAAAAAAAGACCCAGCATAGCTGGGTCCTTTTATTATAATATAGATCTTACTGTAGATTAAACTACTGATAAATCTGCTACTACTACTAAACCATAAAACTCGGGTCTTATCATAGTCATTGCGTAACGAGTCATGATACCTTTTCTTGGAGTGAAGGTATTTGGATCGTACACTAATGGAGTCATGATCAATGGAACATATGGAGAGTATACAGCTCCGGCTTCTAAGAACTGAGTACCACGGAAACCTAACAAGATAACGTTTTCAGTCATGTAAGGATTCTTGTACACTTTATAGCGGCTGTTTAAAGCACCTACTTTTTGAACGCCGAAAGCATATTTCATTGTGTCTGCTGCACCGTCAGTATCAGCTGCAAATCCTGGGATTGATTCCAAGATTGTAGCTACTGCTGGAGAAACTACCATGAAATTAGCTCCACCGCGCATTGTTCTTTGGTGGATGATGTTAGAAACTTTTTGTAATTTGATACCAATTGTTTGGAACCAAGTCATTTGATTGTAATACAAACCAGCTGTGTTGTTAACAGGAGCAGCAGCACCAGCAGTTAAAGTATTACCAACTCTAGCTGACCAATATTCAACTGTTGGAGCGTTTTGGATTAACATATCTAATACTTCTAAGTCGATCTCTAAAGAGATGTACTCAGATAATAAACCTGTTAATTCAGCTTCAGCATCTAAAGAATGATAAGCGTTTAAATCTTGAGCAAATTCTGGAGTCCATTGTGCTTTCAATTTTCTTGTTTTAGCACTGATTGTTTGAGACTTCATTTGAACGTTGATCTCAGGGATAACGATTGAACTTGTACTTGCAGCGTTAGGAACAGAGAAACCTTGAGTAGCAGTTCTATCTTCAAAGTCACCTCTTACGTTAAAGTCTGTTGCTTTACCGTATTCAATGTTGAATGTAGAACCAACTGAACCAGTTGTTTGTAATTGAGAACCAGATACGATGAAAACGATGTTACCACCAACCACTTGAGTGAATTGTTGTAAAGTCTTGTCTGGAGATAAGAAAGCTGTAGCGATAGCGCTAGAACCAGTTGTCACAATGAAAGAACGAACCGCGTTGATATCATAGTTAGTTAAAGAAGAAGTAGCAAAAGTTACTTTTCTTAAAACGTTTGAAGCGGTAGGATCGTTAGTTGTGAAAAATATAGAACCAGAATAGTTTGCATCGTAATCAACGTCAGAAAAAGAAGCCGAAACGATACTAACTAGGGAAGCAGATACAGAGAATTGGTTTAAAGAATATCCGAATTTACCAGCACCGTATAAAGCACCAGCAGCAGCGTTACCGAAGTTAGCTGTACGAGTACCGTATAAAGAATCACCAGCAGTGAAAGGATCTTTAGTGTTTCCGTATTGGAAATCTAAATAGAATACTAATCCAGCAGGTAAGTTCATTGGTTGAACAGAAACGAACTCTTTAGATGCGATTTGACCAAAGATCTTACGAACTAAAGGTAAAGCTACACCAGCCCATTGTTCACCGTTACCAGCTGTGAAAGACGCACCAGTTGTTGTACCACCACCAGAGGTAGATGATTCAACTACTAATTGCTTAGCTTGACTTTCTAAGATCATAGCCATATTTGCTTGATCGTTTCCTTCTAGACCTTCTAAAAGGCCAGATTTTGCCCACTTCTTAGAAAGCTTCTGAGCTACAGTAAACTGAGCTTGTTGAGCGTTCTGAGCAGACTCATTTAATAATGATTGTACTAAGTTTGCCATTTGTTATGGAGTTTATTTTTTTAATTTATTTGATACCAGCCAATTTTTGCATTCTAGAGATGAAAGGATCAGATTCGATCGTTTCTGTTCTCTTAGGCGCAATACCAGCTGCTTGTGATGCGAAACCTTCGTTGATTGATTTTTTGTGAATTGTAGAAAAAGATTCGCTTAATGTCGCAAACGTGTTCTTAACTTCTTTAACCGTAGTAGCTCTATCGAAAGCGTTGATAGCTTTTAATTTTTGAGATTCAGTTAACGATTTGCCTTTAAACAATTTGTTCATGAATAAGTACTTAGCGTTCAATAAATTGACTTCTTTTAATTGAGTTTGTAAGTAACCAATTGTTTGGTTAGCTTCTTTCAATTTTGTTAAAGCGCTAGGACCTGGATCAATACTGTTCATAGCATCGCTGCCTGGAAGAGCTTTTCCTATTTGAGAAATGAAATTTTTGTTCTCTTCCATTTCTTTTTTACTTTTGGCAATTTTTTTATAGCCATCTGTAGTACTTGTAACGCCGTTTGATGCCGATTTAACTTTACCGATTTTTTCGTAGCCATCAGTAGTCGATAAAACTCCTTTTGATACTTTTTGAATTTTACCGCCTTTCTTGTAGCCATCAGTAGTAGATATAACGCTGTCTTTTTTCTTTACTTGAGCAGCCTCTTCTAATTCTGCAAAGATTTCGTCTAAGTTGATGTCGTCGATTGCTTCTTCGTCGTCAACGTCTTCTGCATCTTCTTCTTCACCTTGATACGGAGCTAAAATGTCTTTTAATTGACCCAAAGTGATAGTGATTACTTTTTCTTCTTCTTCACCGTCAACTTCTTCGTCGTCCATTTCTTCTTCGTCATCCATTTCAACTTCGTCTTCGCCTTCTTCTTCAGATTTAGCTTCGTAATTCATGTAGTCTTCGCCTTCTTCGATTCCATCTTCTGTGTACTCTTCTTCCATTTTGCCTTCGTGGTCTTCACCTTCGTTGGCTAATTCTTCAAGTTCACCCAAGATTTCTTCAAGAGAGGTTTCATCCATCTCTTCAGTTTCGTCCATTTCTTCAGCTTCGTCCATTTCCTCAGCCTTAGCTTCGTCCATTTCTTCAGCTTCGTCCATTTCGTCGATTTCTTCAAGATTTTCTGCTGCGTCTTCAGCGTCAGTTGTAAGATCTTCGTCTTCTTCGATCTCTTCAGCTTCTTCGACAGTCTTGCGGAACATTTCCCTTAATTGAGGTTCGAATGCTTCTTCTAATGCAGCTTTAGCGTTAGCCATTGCGCTAGCTCTTAGTGCTTTTGCGTCAGCAATTGCCTCTTTGTACAAGTTTTCCATTTGTAATTGAATAATGTGTGTTCTGATTGCTTATTAAATGTTGGAAGCAATATATAGATAAAATTCGAGTAGCTACCGCACTAGAAAAGCGGTGCATGTACCAATAAATACGGACATTTTCACTAAAACGTAAATTTTTATTTGCTTAAACAGCAGATTCCGCTCTGAGAACATATAATGTCTGAAATAAGACGACTTGCTCTTGAATACTTATTTGCATTAGCCAATTCTAAATCGAATGACTCTCGAAGACCTGGTGCGCTGGGGTTGGCAGCAGGCTTCATGTAGGCTCCGTAAGTTGATGGAGTGGAAACAAAGTCCCAACAAATAAGATCTAGGTCGTCTTCTACTTGAACCAAACCTTCACCAATAGGAATAACCGATCCTAAAGCTCTTGATGAGATGCCGACTGTGATGTTATTTGCAAAAAGTTGAGTAAGAATATTTCCTGATGGTGTAGGTAGTATTTCTATTTGACCGTAAAGATCTTTGCCCTGCCACCAAAGTTTAACGATGTTGTGGCTAACGTTCTTTAAATTGATAATAGTGGACTCAGGATGGTCCAATTCTCCCAAAGCTCTATTTTCTCTGATAGGTCCGTTGATGTATTTTTCTACTTGCGTATAAAGTATTTCGTAAGGGTAGATTCTTTTGTTTGCGTTTGGCTTGTCGCAGGCTTGTACTTGACCGCTAACCATTAGGTTGCCATTGGTGTGTCTTTTACTCTCGTTCAATGAAACCATCGGAGTAAAGTAAGCCGTCTCTATCAGTAATTGTTTTGCCATATTATATATCTATATCTTTACCTAAGTTAAATGCTTTTGTTAAAGACACTTTTGCTGCTGCATTACCTATTTTGCTTATTTTACTCTTTATTGCATTGTCGTGAGAATCTTCTCCAGTTTTTGCAGTTAAAGTTTCGTCCACTTCTTTCTTCTTTCCTTTCTTTAAAAACTTTCTTAACTTTTCAACTATTCCCATTGTTTTCTTTTGACGATCGGCGTCTATCTTAGAAGGAAAATCTACGACTCCTGCGAATGTTTTTTCTCCTCTTTTGTCCCAATCTGACCACATACTGTCTCTTGCTTCTTTATCGTCTTCTTGAGATCTTGTGTTCGCTAACTCTTTTGCTTTGTCGATTACGTTGCTTTGTCTATTGATAATTAAAGGCTCTTCTCCTTCTCTTTGTATTTCTATTTCTAAAGTGCCACCAAAAATATCTTTAACAATTCCTTTGTCAACTCCAAATTGTTTTACGTCTGTATCAGGCAATGGAACCTCTTGGCCCATTCCGTAAGTAGGATGCATGTCCTCTGTTAACTCAACTTTTTTTTTAAGAAGCTGCTTTAAGATATCTATTTGAGACTCTTTCATCATCTTAACGCCTTTTGGATTGCCCTTCTTATTCTCTTTCTTAGACGCTTTTGTGTTTGATTTAGCATCGTGAAAGCCTCTAATCTTCTTCATTCCGTTGTTCTTGTCTACAAAGTTGTTGCCTTTAACTGGAGTCATTCCCAGTTTAGCATCTGCTTTTTCTATCTTTGCTGAGTTAGAAACTTGTAATTCGTCGTATGCTGTAGGATCTTTTGCCAATTTCTTGGTAGCTGTTGCAGTGGCTTTTGCGTAAGCTAGATTAGTAATTTCTCCGCCCTTTAATAATTCGGCTTCTATACCTTTTTTTAAAGCGTAAGGATGTATATTGTCGGCTGCGGCAGCTTCTCTAACGATACCCTTATTTTTAAGCATCTTAATAGAGTCATCGTAAGAAGTCATGTTAGTAATAAAAGGTAACAATTCGTCCCTTCTAACTTCGTATAAGAATTTTTCACGGCTGATTTCTCCAGCTCTGTGTTTCTTGAATAAAATTGCTGTTGTCATACTGATAAATATTATCTTCCTTGACCTTGATAGGCTTTTGGTCTTGGACTGTGTTTGTTAAAACTTTTTTTGCCACCAGGTTGATCTGATTTTCTTTTTCCGAAAACTAATTTTTCACTGCCTCCGGCTGACTTTAATTTTGCCATATTATATTAATCTTTAAAGCCTTTAAAATCAGCAGGTAGTTTCATTCCTTGAAGTCCAAGCTTGATGCCAGCTTGAATCATGTCCCATTTAGTAAAACCATATTTTTTCATTAAATCGTTTGCCTCTTGCGCTCCAATTTTTTGAGTTATCAATAATCTCATTATTTTTTCCGCGCTAGGTTTAAAACCACCAAATATTTTAAATTGTTCATCTGAAATTTCTTGTGGAGTTACATCTGCTTCTTCGATACTTTTGTCTATTTCAGATTCTTTAATAATGCCAGCCAACTGCTGCATTCTTTTTGTTTCGTTAAGTTGCGTTTTCATTATTTTTTACTTTAAATTTTTTACCTTTTTGTAAATTTCGGCTAGTTGTTTTTCTAGCTTATTCACAACCTTACCAGTTCTTGGACTATAATCCTCTTCTAATTCAGTTCTCATATTAGTAGAGTACTCCATTAATCTGTTTATTTCGTGTAACTTTTTATTTATTAATTTTAGAGCTTCGTGTAAAGCGTCTTTGTTAGGTCTTGTTGCAGATTGTTTCTTGAATTTATTGTAAGTCAAAGCCTCATCTAAAGATTCGTTACCGTAAAGGTGACTATCGCTAAAATTATCGCCTATTACTTCAATATCTTGAGTACCAAAGTCCATCATCATATCGTAAGCTAAATCTTCGTCTGATGTGTAATAAGTATCTGATCCGTTTAGCTCTACACCTCTATAACTTGGATTGTCTCTTAGTACGTCTAAAGCTCTTTTTGCGTCTCTAACTGCCACTTTAACGTAATACTTTTTATCTTCTTCTTGCTCAGTCTGCATTTCTTGATCTGATTCTGCGTTCTTTTTAATGTACCTTTTAGAAACATCGTCAAAAGTCCAATCGTCTTCGTTAAAGTTCTCGTAGTGATGCGCTTGTTGATATTCCATTGGAGACAAAGAGTCTTTAGAAGTATCGACAGGTCTTAGAGTGCCTTCTTCCATGTCTTCGAACATTTGCTTGTATTGGAATCCGCCTTTGGAAGGTCTGTTTGGAATTGAAGGCGCAAGCTTCCAACCCCATTTTTTCTTAGGATATATTTCTGCTTTACCTGCAACAATCTTTGGTTCTACGTCTTTTACTTCGGTCTTCTTTTTGAAAGCTTTTGTACTTGCATACTGCATGCCATCACCAGCTTTGAATGTAGAAGCGGTACCAGCAGGAGCATTTCCTCCAGTTACGCTGTCTTCGCTTCTTAGTCTCTGAGTGGCAAATTGATTATTGAAAGGTTTGTTCATTATTTGGAAGCGTTTTTTAACTCGTCTATTAAATCGTAGTATTGTAAAATACCTGTGATAGTTTCGTCCTTAATTGTGATACCTTCTTTTAATGGCTTTACGAATTTTAAAATTTCTTGAGCTTTAATTTTGGTAACTTTATCAGATACTTTAGAAATCTCTTCTGTTAATTCAGATTTAATTTCTTTTATTTTTGAGTTTAAAAAAGTTCTTAAATTAGTAGAGTCGCTTATGCTAGCAACGTATTCTTTCAATATTTTTTTTTGTCTTTCGGAAAGGTTTTGATATTTTTTATTGAACTTTTCTACTAGTAATTTATACGTTAGTATTCTAATCTCTTTGTCCTCTTGCATCAACTCTTGAACCATTGCTTGAGAAGCTTCTACGTTCTTGATTGATTCTTCGCTTAAGTGCTCTAACAAATTGATCTTGTTTAAAACGATCTGTTTTGTGTCTGAGACTGGACTATTTTGTGATTCGAATATAGTATAAACGGAAGCGTAAGGCTTGTAATTCTCTATCTTGGCTTTAAAAAAATCTTGTAGGTTGTAGTTTTTTTTAATTTCTTTGATTAGGTTATACTTCGCTTTGCTTAGCGTTTCGTGGTTTAATCTTTTGTATTGTTCTAAAATGGTTGAAATTAGAATCTCTGCCTTTGCTTCTGATAGTTTTGGGCTGGTTACAAAAGCGCTGTACATACTGTACTCTTTTCCCAATTCGGTATTGGTAAAGTGCTTTTTAAGAATCTTAACGGCTTTGGAGTCCTGGTTGTTTAACAGGTCCGCTGTCGTTTGTCTTACTAAGAGTTCAAATAAAATACCTGTGTTGCGGTATTTTGAGTGTTTAATTGCCATAGCTATTTTGATAGGCTTGCTAATAAATATCTAAACATTCTAATCTAGATTGTCAATAATGTTGTCTTCACTTAATAAGCCAGATTGTTCAAAAAGCTGAGTCTTTCTAGCGGTTTGCTTAGCAAACATCTGCTCTATTGAGTTTTTGTTTTGGAAATAGATAGCTTTTGTGCTCTCCATATTCAAAGCTCCTCCTTTAAAACTAACCCCGGTCTTATCTTCCTTGGTTTCTGCATTCTGATTGTCCATGTCGTAAACTCCGCCTCTTCCAAATGGAGATTCGTCAGTTCCGTATATAGATTTGTACTTTTCAGGTCTTCCTGGTACTTTTCTTGGTTCGTTTGGATTTGTCTCGTCGTAGCCTCTAGGAACTTCCAAAGCTCCATCGCCCTTACCACCGTATAGACTAGCTATTTGATGAGGAGTACCGAATGCTTGACCAGTTTCTGCTGGATCGTTGCCTTCCTCTGCGATCTGTTTGTATCTAAATTTACGCTTTTGATCTTCAACAATAAGGTCGTCTAGCTCATTAAATTCGTCCTCAGAGATATTAAATACGTTCTTCCATATGTAATCTCTTGGTAAAGAAGAGTTGTCTATTGCTTGGTTTGCAAGGTCTATCTTCTCTTTCATCATAGCAATTCTCTCTTGCTCGTATATGATAGAAGGATTGGTCAGACGAATATCGAAGTTGGTAATTGACTCGTTTGTGTATCCATGAGCGTACAAGTGAACTAAAGCAATTTTCTTTAATTCCGATACAATAATTCTTTGAATTCTTTCTACTGTTCTAGCAAAACGAATGTCTTCAGCAGCCAAAGTTGCTTTTCCTGTTAAGTCCTTTTCGTATCCCATGAATGCTTTAGGCACCTTTAACGCAGCAAACAATTTCTCTCTAAAGTATTGTACGTCTTCTATCGCATTGTATTCAAGACCTTTTGCAGTATCAATTCTAGTAGATTGATCGTTGCCTCTAACTGGAATAAAGAAGTCTTCCAATAAGTTCTGTTGGTTGAACTTCATGTTGTATTGACCGGTCTGACTATCGATAAGCGGAGTTTTCTTCATCTTACCGATCATGCGTTGGATGTAGTTCTCAACCTCGTTTGGTGGGATGGCTCCCACGTTAACGTAGAACGTTCTTCTTTCTGGAGCACGAGTAATTCTATGAATCAGCATCGCATCTTCGATCAAAGTGTATTGTTTGAATAGTTTTCTAGCTGGTTCCAAATAAGATCTACCGTAAGGCAAATAGTTTACGTCTCCAAGAAATCTAAAGTGAGCCATTTCGTACAAATCAAACCAAATTCCTGGATCTTGATTATTAAACGCTGAAGAGTATCCTGTGGTTGAACTAATAGCTGCGTTAGGATCAAATTTGAATCTTACCTCGTTTGGATTTTTAGGATTGAATCCCTCTTGTCTAACGATATTGTAAGCAGAGAATGGAATTACATTGTAAACTCCGTACTTTTCTGCAATTTCTAATTTTAAATAGAAATCACCGTACTTACACATGTTTCTAATCCATGCCCATAAATTAAATTCTATGTTTAAAACTGAATAGAATAGGTTTTCTAATAGGTTTTGAATGTTTTCGTCAGCTGATGTGATGTTTAGTACTTGACCTTGATCGTTCTTTAAAGTACACTCGTCAGCAATAATATCTAACGCAGAAGCAATGATAGCATCTGTGTCCATTGCATCGTAATCAGCATAGATTTGTACACGAGCTGATTGGTAGTTCTGAGCAAGGTTGAGGTTGACTCCGTACGCCGTAGACGTGGTGTATACTTTGTGGAATCTATCTATCAACGAATTGGTTTGAATCACACCAGAAGTCTGAATGTGCTCAGTATCTATTACGTTTAAGTTTTTTCCTCCCGAATCTCTAATAATGACGTCGGTAGAGAATAGTCTCCTTAACGCCGAAAATAGATTGTCTTGTTTATTTTCTGCCATATTTTTATATTATAAAAGCCAAGTTAAATCTTGTTGTTGATTTCCCATAGGAGTTACAATCTCTTGTTTCCATGGATTTTCACCGTAATTTCCGTAAGAATTGTACATTGGACTATCGTCTCCAACTTTCGTATAGGCGTTCAAAGTGGCTTCTGTCAAACTGTGGGCCGTTCTTTTGAACCTTAAAGAAGTCTCTCTCAAGTACATTCCTATTGAAAACGCCATTACAAGGTCATCGTTGTACCCTGACATGGCTTGTTGCTTACCATTCTTCCATATAAATACGCGAAGCTCCTCTAATAGTCTAACGGATCTTATGATTACCGTTTTATTTTCTATGAAATCTCTCATTTTTTCTAATACAGAAGGTCGAACTTTAGGACTCATTGTGAATCCAGGAATTAAAGTAGAGTTTCCGTAATGCACTTGTAAGTAGCTATTTAAGTCTGCGTTACTATCCGATCTGTGACTAAAGTGTATGTTTGAGTATCCACTTTCAACCACGCCTTGAACTACGTCCCAACCAATATTGGCGTTTTCAATTACCAATAAGGCTTGATTGTATCTTGTTGATATTGCTATAAGCTCGTTTGTAAATATCCTGGTGTCAGTCTGGGCTTTAAATTCAGCTACTTGTTCTAAACTATCTATATCTATAACATGATATGCAGAGTAGTCTAAACTGTCTCCTCTCGCTACGTCGGCAACTACCATATAAAACTTGGTGGGTTCTGGATATTTCCAAATCCATAAAGCTTTTTCTTGACCTTCTCTATTGATTGGTTCCGAGATCATGTTGGCCTCGTACCAAGTTAAAATGTCTGGAGGAATTACTGTATTACCTGAGGTTGCGAAATCACAATCACACTCTTGAGCGGCCATTCTAATTCCCAGATCCATGTCCTGTTTGTCTCTCCAATCTTGCGCTCTTTCAGGGTGAACACTCCAAGGTAACGAAATAGGTAAAAAACTATTCTTTTGTAATTGAGCTTCTGTGTAAGATTTGTGAAACCAGTTACCAACACCGTTAGGAGTAGATAACGCTATGCAACCTCCACCAGTAGCCAAGGTCATCTTAGCAGCTGTGTAGATCGTTTCAATATTATCGATAAACGCGGCCTCATCAATTACCAATAGCGATACGGCTTCAGAACGACCTGCGTCACCTGCTGCAGATACCGCTTTGATTTGAGATCCGTTTGTTAGCCTTAAACTTAATGCGTTGTTGGAAGTTGCAGCAGCTCCGATCTTCATCCAATTAGGAAGGTTATCGTAAGCAAATCTAACTTTTGTAACCATGTTCTTTGCAGTGTCCTGCTTAGTCGCAATTACAAGAACGTTTTTATCTTTTGAAAATACCATTAGCCATAAAGAGTAAGCGGACACTAGAGTAGAGATACCCAACTGTCTTGACTTATTGATTATGGATTCGGGGTATTTTTGGAATAGCGTTAGTACTTTTTCTTGAAACGGATAAAGGTCGAACAGCATTCGACCTCTTTGTGGGTGTTGAATCATGTAGTACTTTTTCATGAAATACACCGGATCTTTGGCGCAAGTTATAAATTCGTGCTTGATCCTTTCTTTTATATCTATCTGACTTTCTGCCATTATTTATGCGTTACGGCGAGACCTATAATTAGAGCTCCCATACCAAATTTAGTAAGTTTATTTAACTTGTTTTTTCTATCCAATTTTCTAATATCGCCCTTCAAACCTTCAACGATTATTTTGTAATTGTCTTGCTGTTGAACTTGCTTTTGAATAATAGACTCGTAGTTGCTCTCTTTAGTTCTTAGAGTCACAATTACTTTATCCTTACCGTTTACAGTTGTTTCTAAATTTGTGATTAAACTGTCTTGATTTAAAACAATATTCTTAGTTCTATCGAAATCTACTAAATCAACTACAACAGCTTTTGAAACTGGTACTGGTAAAATAGTTGTGTCTTTTGTAACGACTTTGTATTGTTCTTTATATCTTACAAGAAAGAAGCTGTCAATTTCGTGAGGTCTCATTTTTGCTGCCGCAATTAATTCTGACTTATCTTCTTTCAAATCTTTTACTTTTCCAGTTAATGTTTTAGTTTTTTGTTCTAAAACTAGGTTCTCTTTTTCTACCACTTGAATAGTGGTCTCTAAACTATCGTTCTGAACGTGTAAAGAATCAATTTGAACTGCTAAAGACTCTATTTCTCTCTCGTAAGACTCGGTTTTAAATCTAACGCCGTCAAATTCTTTAAAGATTAAATAAACACATGCGACTAAAAATAAGGCGATAAGGCCTTTAATTGCTATTTTCATAGTTTTTAATTTTCTAATAAATATGTCACTAAGCTTCTTCTTCCTCTTGCTTAAGGGAACGCTTCTTATTTGACAATGTAAATTGGGATTGCGTAATTTTGAGACCGTTTATATAGTACTCCTCTTTGCCGTCAGCGTAAATCATTGCTGGCCCGTTCAAATTGTGAGGTTTTCTATTCTGACCTGGATCTTGGATGTAGTGAATTGTTGTGCCATCGATGGATTTCATGACACCGTATGTAGTCTTTTTCATATAACCAATTTAATAAAAATCCTTGATACTTTTTAACTAAAGTTTATGGTACTCAATTATTTAGCTAAAGAGAAACCTAATTTGCTACTTGTTGGATTTTTAACGCTCAAACTTGGAATTTCGAATTTAAACTCAGCATTAGGGTCGTTGAATGATCTAATGTTGAAAGTCATATTACCTTCTCCCAAACCAAAAGTCAAGTACATTTGTTTAACCTCAGTTTTTGAAACTATTTCTTTTAGTGCCTTTACAAATTGAGGTTTTTTATTTAATTGATCTGCCACATAATAAGAGAAAGGAGAAGTTACAGCTCCGTAGTAACCACTATCACCGTTCTTTTTCTTAATCTCTTCCCATTCAACTGTTTGGCCGCCTTTGCTTCCTGGGTTTCTTTTTATTTCATTGAAGAATGGATTAAATTTTTTGAAGAATACAGCGTCTTTTTGTTTGGCTGATTTTGCGTTTGTTTTTGCAAAAAGACGCTTAATATAATCGTTAATGTCTTGGGCCCTTAAATTATTTGGATCAATTCCTATAATTCTAGATAATATTTGAATACCTGGCATATCTTTTTGAAATGACGCAGCTACTTTTAAGAATGCGTTAGGACTTATTTCTTTTGAACTCTTAAGCATAGGTTGTAATGCTTTATATAATGCCATTTGATCTTTATCGTCTTTAATTTGATCCGGTTTAATTGCTGTTAATAAATCTGTTAAAGATGCGCTAGCTCCTTTTTCATATTTAGAAGATATTTTATATCCATCAAGTAAAAAATCAACTAAATCTGCATTTCCTTTTGGAAAAGATAAGTATTTCTTAATTCCAACATGCTTACCTAAAAAAATAGATCCTAATACTTCTCCAAAATCTTTACCTATAGTATTCTTATCTTGTTTAGACAAGCCGCTTAATAGTTGTATAGTTTGTTTTGATAAAGGCACATTTATTTTACCGTCTTTTAATTTAGATAGACCAACTTTTGATACAGGTGTATTTTTATCTGTATCTTTTGTTAACCCAATAAGTATTGGTCCTAAATTTTCATATTTTGAAACTGCCTTTATTGTAGCTTTAACAAGACTATTTAGATCGCTATAATCTCCAGCAATACCCAAATTTGTAGGGGTTAAAGCTTTAGCGGTAATACTTTTGTTATCTTCCCCGGTCTGGTTAACTATAAGAACAAAATCTCCTTTTTTGAAATTTTGGGTTGCTTTTGTTACAGTTACTTTTATAGTTGGGTAACTACTGGACGCAGAATATTTTGATTTCATAGGCTCATCTGTAATTGCATAATTGCCCTTACCAATTACTTTATCTGCGACTTTAGTAATAGATTTTGTTGGAGCTGTGCCTAATTTGTATCTTATGTGAGCAGGTCCTGATTGTGGTTTTCCTTCTAGACCACTATCTTGCATTTCTTTGTTAAAAACTAATCTTAAGTCAGGAGTTTTAGCTTCTTTAATTAAAGCCTTTAGTATGATTGATTCTGTTAGCGGTTCGTTGTCGGAGTTTTCTTCTGCGCCAGTTTGATCTCCTCCTCCATTATTATTTCCACCGCTTAAACTGCCGTCGTCTTCTCCTTCTGGTCTTGTGGCTTGTTCTGCTCCTTCAGGTCCTTTTGTTTTTAAAGGACTTCCTTGTTGTAGCAATCGACTAATGCCCTTCATCGCTCTTTCTTTCTCACCGATACTAGATAAGTAATGTCTTTTACCTGATATTATTGCTTGATAAGTGTCGTCCATCATATAGGTCAAATAGAAAAATTGACCGTTGTGTAAAACAATTTTAAAACTAGTTGGCTTTGGTGCTTGAATGAATATGGCAATAATATATTCTTTGAAATCTGGAGTCATTAATTCTGCTAACAACTCGTTCAATGTATGATACTTCTTAAGAATAAAACCCATTGGATCTTTATCGAAAGGAGAATCCGGTTTGTCTTCTTTTTCGTTAGCTCTACTGTCGGCTTTTTCTTCCGCGTCGTTTTTCTCGACTTCTTTTTCTTTGTCTTTAACGTTGTCTTCTTCGTCAGCTTCTAAAAGAATTGCCTTTAATATGTCTAAGTCTTTGTTCATTATGATAACAGTGTGTGATATTCTTTGAAATGTTTGATTCTATCAGGTAATCCTATAGTTCCGCCGTTTACTCTCTTTGTGATAGAAGTAACTACAGCATCTGTAGCACCGCCATCAGCCATTATGTGTAATTTATTTTTGTTGAAGAACCAAGCTGCAGATAATAATGCGTATTTTTCTGCAACCCATGTTGGATTTGCTACGATGTCTTCATTTATTGATTTTCCAAACGCAGTGTAGTTGTCTTTTCCTGTTAATTGAATGTAACCACGACCGCAATATTTAGCGCCGTCTCCAGTTGATTCTGGACCATTACCCATTCTACCGCCATAGACCTTATTCGCAATTTTCTCGGGTTTTCTTTCGTATGGTAAAGCCGATTCTAATGTTGGAAAGTACTTCTTAAAAATACCATTCAAACCTTTAGCTGAATAGTTTAAGTTTTCTTTTGTCAATCTAAATCCGCCAGATTCATGACCGCATTGAGCTAAGAAATGAGCCAATCTTAATGGAGTATTAATATCAAATTTTTCCATCACTCCTGGAATCTGAGCTATAACTGAATCTGGAATGTGTCCTTTTAATTTGTCTAGTTTCATGTTTATAATTATTTATGTGCACGTTTTGCTGCGCCTTTCCACATTGCTGCTGCGGCTACTGCTTTAGGATTATCGGCTCCGCTAGCTTTTGCTGATTTTTCAACTGCTGCAAAACCACTTCCTTTTTTACCAATGTCTCCACCAGCTTTTGCTTTCTTTACGATGGCAGATTTTTGAGTTTTAGATAAACCAGCAGAAGGCTTTTTCTTTCTCTCCATCAAATCTTGTAAACTTGCGCCGTCATTGTATTCAGGTTCGTCTTCTGATTCGTATTCGTAGTATCCGTCGTTTGCTTGACTAATATAATTGTCTGAGTTTGTAATGTGATCTTGAACCCAGGCTGGAATATCAATTTCTTCGTCTCCCAATTTATTTAACAATTGACTTGCGTTGCTTATTATATTTTTTAGGCTTGATTTTGCCATTGAAACTTCGTGATCCATTCCTTCAGAAAATTGATCCTCATCGTCTTTAACTGGTCCTGGAATAAGAGAAGATGGCAAAGAAGTAGCGTCGCCATCTTCTTGCATGTATCCGCACTCCATACACATTTTATCTTCGTACATCATTGGAGCTCCGCACTCTTCGCACTGATTTGCCATTGTGGTCATTTCTGAGCTGCTCAAAGAAGGCATTGTTTCTACGGGTCTCTCTTCGTTACCAAATTTAATTGTTGGAGCGTTCGGTATTTGTGTTTTAAATTCCGTTTTCATGTTTTTTTCTATGGCTCCGCCTCTTTTCTTTTCGTAAGAAGAGATTTCGTTATCGTGATTTAAATCGGCCTTGCCTGGATTCTTTAATCCTGATTTTTTGTAAGAAATTGCCTCTTTAAGTAAGTCTGTAAGTTTCATTATTTTTTATTTTTCGATTTGCTTGCTTTTTTCCATAAACCTTTGTCTGCTTTTCTAGCACCGCCCTTTCCAGTTACAAAAGAATTAACTCTTGCCATTGCCCACTGATGTTGTCCAACTCCAGGTCTGTGCCCAGTTTTCCAAGCAGCTAAGCCTTTATCGTATACGCCTCTTAAAACTGTTTTTGATATGCCGGTTGCTTTTGCTTTATTTGATAGTGCTGTATCTGCGTCTCCTTCGTTAATACTTTCTCCGAATCTTTTTTCGTAAGCTGAGGTTGCTACTGATTTTTTGGTCTTGTAAGGTTTCTTTTTGTCTTTGTCTGCGTAATCTGCGTCCCATTTTGTGTAAGCTGAGGGATCATCGTTGCTTAATTTAGCTACTCTGTCTATCTCTCCTTTCATTGCTGACTTATTCTTGGTAAGATAGGCTTTGTTTACCTTTCTTCCAGCTTTAGTTCTTTCTGCTTCCTCTATTTCTATTCCCAATTCATCTCTGTATTGAGTGAAATCTTCGTAAGAAGCAGCCATCAATTCGTGTTCTACCTCTTCTCTAGAAGCATTTGGATTGTTTGGAAATATAATAGATGAAACCGCTTTTGGATCTTCATCGTACAAATGCATGATTGGCTTTATTGTAGCCGCTCCCATTTCTAATAGTATGTCTAATAATTTTATCATAATTTACCAGGCTTTACAACTCCAATAATTTGCTTTCCATTTTGGTCCAGGATTACTACATCCGTGTCTTGCTCTATAAGATTTTCTATGTTTAGGTAAGTGTTTCTTAATTGCGACTCCTTTTTGACCGAAATTTACTTTAACTACGTTTCCTTTATCGTTCTTAACGTATACTGATCGCTTTTTAGGTCCATCAGGAGTTAGAAACGGTTTATTAAGAGTAACTTTTCTACCGTGATATTCGGCTTCTTCTAATTGCTCTTCCTCTTCTAAAGGAACGCAGTTAGGAACTGTTCTATCTCCTTTTTTCTTGGTACCTTTAGCGACATATCCTCTCCAACAAGACTTTTCTTGTAATATTTCGTTTAATAGGTTACCTAATTTTATCATTAGTGCAAATATATTAATTTATATTTGGTAGATTCTAATAATTCAACTACAGTATCGATCTGATTTTGAATATAAGAGTCTTGAGGACATTTCATTCTTATTGTTTCTACGAATTTTGTAAGCGCTTCGAAGTAAACAATAGGATTGTCGTCTTCTTTGATAGCTCCCGCCATTTTATAGTTTCTTAAAATACCATAGCGACCTTGATAAGACTCAACTAAGCCATCAAATAGCTCAACAATCTCATCATAGTATGTATTCAATGCTGCATGCGCTGCAAAAGATTCAGTTTGTAAGTGATAGATGTGAGCCTGATTGCGGCTTTGCATCAAAGTTCCGATTAGTGTTGAGAATTGATCCATTTTTGTTATTTTTTATTTTTTTTAGAATCGTCTTGCTTAGCTTTCTTTGATTTTTCAACTCTTTCAAGCTTACTCATTAAATCGTCTATCTTCGTAGCTAATTTAGCGATGTGTTCTTTGTGTTGTGATGCGTTTTTAGGATCTGCTTTAGCCAAATCAACGTGTTCCTTTCTTTTCTTCTCTAAAGAGTCGATAGCTGAAGAGATTTTGCCTGTTACTGCGCCTTTCTTTTCTTCTAAAGCTTCCATTTTTTGAGAGTGTTCTTCAAAAAGGTCTTGAGCTACTTGTTGCGCATGATCTTGGTCGGCAAATACAGCGTGAACTTGATCTGGAACTACTTGATGACCTGCTCCGATGCCCAATAAAGGATCGATTGGATGAACTAACGAAGTCAATTCACAGCCAGCGTAAGGCTTTTTAACCATGTATAAAGTATCGATAGCTCCGTCTATGCTTTCTTTTTTAATTTTTTTGGCTTTTGTAGGAAGGCCTTTATGTTTTGTGGCCGCGAAGTCAGTTGCTGATGATGGTTTCATTTGTTTTGCTACGTTTTGTGCTTTTTTAGATACCTCTGAAGGTTTTACTGTTCCTTTTTGCAATCCATGAACAATTCCCATGAATTTTTGTTGCTTTTTAGATACCGCTGGCATTTATAAAAAATTTTATTAATAAATATCGGAACTTTTGATCTCTTCTAATTTTGCTTTAATTTCTTCGTATATCTTCTTTTTATCTCCGCCTCCCCAACTTTCTATCTCTCCTGATTCCGATACAAACGAATCTTTTTCTTTATACCATGCGTCTACTGCGTTTTCAAAATCTATCAAACTTGCCGCGGCGTTGGCTTTAACCATTCCTCTTTCATATTCCTCCCATCCACCTGTTGCTTTTATCTTGCCTTCCATTTTAACCACGCAATCTAAGCACATGCTGTGAATTGAGTACATTTTTTTATTGGCTTCTGTGATTTTCATGTGCTTACCACAATTGGGACAAGCTATTGGTAATACCACCATCTTTTTTATGCCGTCTAGTTTGGTAACGTTCTGCTTAATTCCACTCTTTATAGTCCAAGTGCGTCCATCTTCTTCCCAAACGTCTCCTTCTGTATGATCTATAGATTTCTTTTCCCAACCTGCAAGAGTCTGCGTAGCATCTCCTGTTTTACCACCAATAATGTTCCTCATTCTCTGAACATCTTTCTTGCTAAACTCTTTTTTCAAAACTGATTGTTCCATATTACTTTCTTTTTATTTCTTTTAGTAGATTTCCCAACTTTATAGTTTGGGATTCGTATATCTCTTCTCGCTCTTTTCCGAAGTCTCTCATTAGGATTCCGGCTTTTACGTTAGCCTCATTCTCTATATCTGATCCTGTAGAACCGCTATCAGGTTTTAATTTACCTAATTCATTTTGTTTGTGATGTACTAGTTCGTGTGCAAGAGTTCTAAGTACATCTGCCATGTTTCTGTTTCTCATGTAAACAGTCACGTCTCTTTCTCCATTTCTATATCTACCAAAGCTGTGCATGTTAGTAGCCCATTGTCTATCAAAAACAAATTTTATCTTTGGTAGATTCTTTATATCTAAAGCGTTTTCGCAGTATTCCACGAAATCTTGTAGTAATGCTATTTTTTCTTTTGCAGTCATATTATTTTCCAAAAGCGGTTTGAAGACCTCTTAATATAAAAGATCCAGTTATTTTGTAAGGCTTATCGTATACAGCCTTGTCTCTAACCACAATTCCCTCTTGATCTTTAACATCGCCCAATGGAGAAGTTAAAGAGTCTAGTATTACGTCGCCTAAATACATTGTAGCATTGTATATTACAAATGAATCTATTGCTATTTTAGCGTCTTTCATATCTGATACCAATTGATCAACTGGTTTTCCATCCATTATCCATATGAATACTTGCTTGCTTAGTGCATCAACAGTTTTGCCGTCTTTTAACTTTAGCTTTAAACCTTTGGTATTTTTAGCTCCATTCAACCAATCGTTCAATGATTTGGTTTCTTTCTTTCCTTTTGTTAAAACTACTGTGTAATTTTTAGAAAGAGCTGAGGCGAAGTTAGGTTTCGTTTTTAATTTGGCTGGAATTTCTCCCATCACTTCAAATTCATACTTTTTAGCGACTGGGTTTACCTTCTTAATAAGTTCTGCCAATGCTTTTTTATTATAAGAGACTTCTTTGGTAACTCTTTTTGTAGGACTCACTCTTTCAAGTTCTAGTATATTGTGTATTGCTAAGAAATTACTCTCGTACTCTTGAACGTTTGATTTTCCTTCTACATATTCTATATTAAACATCTTGTTAGGATCGTTTAGCATGCCCAAAGATTCCAATTCTCCTTTGATAGAGGGTAAAGTCTTGTTGAATATCTCTAATACTTTACCGCCTATTCTAATCATGCCGTGTCCTTCTCCGAATCTATCAGTAAGATCTTTAGAAGTAACGCCTTTAACGTCTAAAGGCTTATTAGAACCTCTATCCATTACGAACTGAGTCTTTCCGTCTACTTTAGCCAATCTAATAGAAGCGTTTACTCCGTCTATTTTTACTGGAACTGAATTCTTTGTTAAAAAATCTCCAGTTTTTTGGAATACACTTAACAAATCTTTACCTGTTTTTACTGAAGGAATATCGAAAGGGTGTGCCATGTGTCCAGCTGCTCCTCCTTCGTTTAATAAGTTGTAAACTAAGTACTCTAGTATAAGAGATTTCTCAAAGCTAATAGATTCTTTTAAACTATTAGATTGAGAGAATTTTTTTTTCAACATGTCGGCTATTTTTGGATCGTACCAACCAAAGATATCGGTAAATAATTTTTTGTATTGTTCTGGTGTGGATTTAGAAGATAAAGCTTGTCTAATAGTAGTTCCGCTCATCTCACCGAATCCTGTAATGTCGTAAGAAGTGTGCGGAGCAACTATTAAATAGCCATGTTCCATGTAGCCTTGCATTTTCATTCCGGGTTTGTACTCTTGAAAGTAAGAATCTCCACCGTCTTTCTTTTTTCCTATCTTAAAGCGAGGATCTTCCTTCATATCTTTCTCTCCAACCATGAAAACTATCGCAGTGGTCTTTGGATCGTACTTTTGAGTGATTTCTTCAGCCTTATACGGATTTTTTACTTGAACTAAATTTTTGCCAAGTCCGTATTTGCTTATAATCTCTTGCTTTTCTTTAAAATTAAGTGGACTTTTTGGAAGGTTAACTACGTCTGAGGTAGCTATATAAGATTTGTCTTTACCAAACTTAGAAGCAAGCCAATTAAAAGACTCTGCGTGGTGCCTTCCGAATGGCTGGAAGCGTCCTGGATATATAGCAATTATGTTTTTGATCACTTAAGAACAGTTTGGTAATAAATATCTACGCGGCTTGTTCTATTTTTGATCTACCATCGACCTTGTTTATTTCTATATGATGATCTACCACGTCTCGCATAGAGTCAATATGGGATATGATCATAATAAACTTAAATTGCGTCTTAAGGTAGTCAAAAAGCATGACCATTGAGCTCAAATTAGTCTTATCAAGCGCTCCAAAGCCTTCGTCTATTGCCATGAAATTAGGCCTAGGAAGAGTGGATACGTTGATAAGAGAGGTTCTGATAGCCAAACTTGCCACAAACTTCTCCATGCCTGAAGTAAGTTCAAGAGGCCAAAAATTATTTTCGTCATAAGCGATGTATGCATTTATATTTTTATCGTCAGCGTGTAAAACTACTTGGAAATCCACCAATTGCGCTAAAATGTTGTTGATCTCTTCTTCTACTTGAGGAATAATGTTGGCAATTAGCTTGTGAGGAAGACCGTCTCTGTGTACTGCTTGTAAATAGTACTGATAATCTTTGAATTTGGTCTCAAGGCCTTTTAATTTGGCTATTCCTTTCTCGTATTTTGTTTTGTTGCTCTCTGCAAGTTTCTTATTGGCAGTAATATCTGATATAGTATCGTTAATGATGTCCAACTCTTTGTCTATTGCTGTTAAGGTCTTATTTAGCTCTTCTATTTCAGCGTTTGTCTTCTTATTTTTTTGAATCGCTTGCTCTTGTTGATTGTGAGAATCTATTTTTGTGTTTATATTTGTTAATAAAATCTCAGCATCATTAAGTCGCTTTCTAAAATTATTTTCGTTCGCATTCAGTCTATTCTTTTGCGCTTCTAAAGTTTGTAAATCTTTGTCGTATTGATCTTTTGCGTCTTTAATTTCTATTGCGGAAGAGCTGTCTTTTATTTTCTTTTCTAAAGTGTTAACTGCGTCTTCTAATTTTGCGACCGCTTTCTCTTCCTCTTGTATTGAATTCTTGGTTTCTATTGCGTCCTTAACAAAAACGTTGTCCATACAGAATTTACAGTTAGGATCGTACTTTAATTCGGCCAATTTTTCCATTTTCTTCCTACTATTACGTAGATTAGTATTGGCTTGACTCAATTCAATACGCTTTTCGTGTAAAGCTTCTGTATCCAATCTATGACTTCTTAGCTTTTCACTATAGTCTTCTAAATTTATGTCTTTGATTACCTTATCGTGTACAGTTTGTGTATTAAGTTCGGCTATTTCTTTATCCACTGAATTTATAAGATCTGCATTAAGGTTCATAGAAGAGGTCAGCTTATTAATACCGACTTCTATGGTAGACTTTTGACCTTCTAACTCTTCTATGTCTACAATATCGTTGTCAATTGGAATTAGTTCAGTGGTTTTATTTAGTATAAGTCGATTAGTTGAAGTTCTTTTGGCTTCTATGGCTAACTTTTCCTCTTTCGCTTCTTCCAATGCAATCTCAAATGTGTCTACATCGAACTCTGCCTTCTTCAATAACTGATAGTAGTCTTCTTTTTGATACTCTTTCAAAAGAACAGAGACCTCCTTCATCTCATTGTTAGCGAGATTGTAGAGATCTTCGAACACATTGATGTCCAAGAACTGAGAAAGGAGGTCTTTACGGTCCTTTTGATTCATATCTATAAAACCTGTATTGTTGTTTTGCATGGATAACGCAGTAAGAACAAAGTCCTCGTAATTACCCATAACATTTTGAATGCTTTTGTTAGTGTCGTTTCTTTCTTTACCGTTTAAAGACACTTTA